GTATTGTTTGATATTTGGATAGCGTTGTAACTGTGCAAAGTCTTTATCACTTGATACAATCATAACTTCTTCGTACTTACCGAACTCTTGTGTTTCTTCTACCAGCTGTGCAATACAGTCATCTGCTTCACAACCTTCGATATGCATAACTTTATATGGAAAGTTTTCACGTATTTCTTCACGTACCATAGAAGTAATACGAAATACTTCATCCCAATCAACAGATGATTTATCTCTTGTTTTCTTACGTGCTGCTTTATATTGTGGAAATACTTTCTTGCGCCAGTTGCCACCTGCATCTGAACATAATACAACTTCACCATAGTCTTTATTGAACCTAGCTCTGTACATACGAATTGAATTTAGTATCATATGACGAATTATATTCTCGTCAATTGCAAGCTTTTGTACCATGATATTTGCTATTGCAATACCATTATAATCTATAATAATCATTTATCACTCCTTTAATGTTATTATAACACAAATAGAAATGAATGTAAACCCTTTTATTCAGGTAAAGTGACTATTTTTCCGGCAATAAGTTTAGCTCTGTTTGCTGCATGTTGCTCTGTCAGAGCATCCTTAGATCCACCGTGGTACGCCACAGCATGACCTTCTTCAATCATAACATCAGTAACCATTTTACCGTCAGCTAATTTAAAATCACCTAGTACTCGACCGAACTTACCACGTTCGTCTTCACCAGATCGATCTTTAGTTGTACACAATATACAATCCTCTTCAATCAATTCTTTTAATCTGGCCGATGCAGCCTTACCAAATACTTTTTCTATCTTATCAGATGTACGTGATTCAGGTGTATCAATACCCATAATTCGTACACGTTCTTTCTTTAACCAGACACCAAAGCCTAGATCGATATCCACATCAACTGTGTCACCATCTACAACTCTGTCTAGTTCGCATTTATATTCATACATTTTAGACTCCGAAACTTTCTCCGCAGCCACATTGTGCAACTGCATTTGGGTTTAATACTTTGAGGTAAGAACCTCCTAATTCTTCTACATAATCAACTGTACAACCAAATACAAACATTTCTGCCATAGGGTCTAGCCATAGATTCTCTACAGTAGGTTCTTTATCTGTTGTTCCCCATTCATACTGAAATCCAGAACAACCGCCGCCTTTAACAGCAAGCGATACATTTGGTTTGCCTACCTTCTTGAGATAGTCTTTTGCATTCTCTGTTACTTGTAATATCATATTAATCCTGATACATGTTTACTATGGATCTTACATCCAATGAAATTATTATAGTATTCATCGCTTAGTAATACATTACGATCAAATTGTTCTCGTGCTTCAAGATATGACATAATGCCTTTCTTCTCACACAAGTGTAGTATCTCTCTTTCAAATCTTTCGGCATGAGAAGTTTCAACTAGCTGCTGAAGTTCCTCATTTGAACCATAGTAATTCTGCCAATTAGATTCTACGATCTGTGTTCTACGTCTGGTCTTACCTTTCAAAGGTTTGAGCTTACGTGTATTCCAGAATAGTTTCTTACCAATATATTTTTTATTAGTAACTAAATCCGTAATGAGATAGACAAATCCTGCATAATCTTTAGGTGCTTCATCATATAACTTGTTTTCATAATACCACATAACGTTATTTATACGTCATCTTCTTCCTTATCTAAAAGTACTGGTCTTGCTTCTGTGCCACACATTGGACAATATTCTGGTTCTTCTCTTGATATTATGTGGCTTTCAGCGTTACAATAATCACATTCAATTATATAAGTATCCATTAAAAGTCAATCTCACATGCTCCACCGGCACAAGCGATTGCACCCATAGTATCTACGTCTGTATATTTCTTTTCTGTAAGATCTTCTTTCCACATGATAGGTGCAAAGTTCTTATTAATCTTTTCCCACTTATGTAAGAGATGAGAATCTTTCAGACAGTACTCTGCCATCTTCACATCGGATTTACAATAATTGTCAGAAAAGTTGCCAAAACGGCGTACCCAATCCCGACGTATAGCGTTGACACTATTATCCAGAGTGAGATCTTCTCCGTACCCTTGAGCAGTTGAACAAGCAGACCAAAGGTTATCAAAAGCACTGAGAGCATCAACAACCAGCCCACTAGCGAATATAGCTGCGGTTCCATATTTTTTTACCATTTCTTTTGCTGTTATTACACTCGTATTCGGCGCCTGATTGAAGTCTTTATCTCCCATCATTGAAAGAAATGATATTCCAGCAAATGAATGTCTATTCTTAAATACATATTTTTCTACTTCATGCCAATCATCTACGAGTATTGTATTAGATACATTATGTCGTACGCCTTTATCAGCACATAATTCTTCATTAGTTCCGGCATTTACCCAATGCTGTTGAACTAGTTTTACTTTTTCAAGATGATCAACACCAATAAGATCTTCTTTTACATAAGATCCTTTCTTTGGTATGATAGGAAACGATACAACAACATCACTATTTGTTGCAGACCATACACTATCTTCGACCATATAGGGATTTGCTTTTTGTATTGCCTGAGTTACCTCAGAATCTTTTGTCATCTGTACGTTTCGAATGTACATTGTACTATGCTCTGCATGTATCCCAGATGCGGTTTGTAACAGTACACTTGCATTGCCCGAAGGTTTAACACAAGTAGTACGAGCAGCAGGATTAATGCCAAGTAAGGCAGCAACTTCACGATTGACCTCCTTTACTATTTTGGCACCTTTCTCTAATACTTTCTTATCGAACAATACATCTGGATTATTCATCCAACCTGTAATAGAAACTCCGATTAAAGCTTCACGTGCAAATATCTTTTTACTTACATCTGATAGAAATTTAAAATCTGTATAACCAGCTTGCATTGTACCAAGAATAGATCCGGCTCTACAAGCTTTATAGAAGTCTTCTGGTGTATGACACATACCGCCATTGATCTCTGTTAGGTTACAACCTTGCCAACCAGACTTACCTTTGATTTGTGGATACATACCGATCTCAACACAAGGATTCGTTGTATGTTCAGTACTCTCAACGAAAACAAAACCAGGTTCGCCAAACTCACGTACTGATTCCATGATATGGCCGAACTGTTCTTTCGTAGTTGTGTCTCTTACAATCACCGCACTGTTGTTTGATCTACCACGTTGTGGATTATCAACAAACCAGTTACCGGTTTTTGCTGTCATCATCGCCTCATCAGTAGGAGAAAACAGACAAATAGTAGCAGAACGTCGAACACCACCAGATAAGACGGCATCAGCAGCATGCATGCAAATATCATACACATTAATAGGTAGTAGAGATGTTGGATTTTCATTGTTTAAAACTATGTCCTGTAATAAGTGTTCTATTTTATCAAGAGCAAGTCTTAAACCTTCTGGACCAGGTGCTTTAAATCCACCTGATATCTTAGCGCCTTTGGGACGTATGAGACTTAGATCAAAGTAAATTCTTCGACCAGCATATTCTTCGTGTTTACCACCGTTTACAAAATAAGAAGACATAAGAACATCTACAGAAGTTGCCCAACCTTCGATTGAATCTTCGACAACGTGAGTCTTTGGTTGTTTAGTACGAACAGTTATCTTTGGCAGTTTCTTTACATGATGCGTTTGAACAGAAAACCCTGCACCTGCACCACATAATAACATATAAAATATTTCACCAAAGAACTCTGCACGGTCTGCATATGTAGATGTACAGTTATACATCCGCATCTGATGTTTTAAGATCTGATCTCCACCAAACTGTAAAGCACGCTGCGCACCAAGAACTCTTTGTTCTTTATACGCAATGCGTGCTTCATCAATATACATTTGTAATCCATTACTCCCGTCATTTTGTTCGGAGTAATATCCTTCGTGCATTCCTATGACTCTATCAACAGCCTCATCCCATGTTTCGTAACGTTCAAGTTCATCGTTAAACCGTGAATATCCATCATAAAATTTAGCTTCTGACAAAAGCTTGCGTGTGTCAACATGTGGTGTTGCCATTCTATTTCCTAACTATATTTTGTATTGTGATTATTAGTATTATATATCATTGTTAGGATTTTGTAAACAGCAAATGTGTGCTATTTTAGTAACAAATAGCAACTATTTTCAAATTAATTTTGAGGTAATCCCTCGTCATCTGGTGCATTATCTAAAGCCTGTTCATAATATAATATGATATCTTTCTGTTGTAAAATGTATCTTTTCATATCAGCAATATCCATCGCAAGGTTTTCATAACCTTGTGCAGAGATTGCCATGAATGCAAGGAGACCTTCTTCTTCTTTAAACTTTTCTAGAAACTCATCTAGATTAGATTCAGATACAACATACCATCTCACATCTGTGAGTTGTAGTTGTTTAGGTCTTGCTTGGATAGGAATGTTTTGTTGTATAACCTGTGGTTGAGTTACAACAATTGGTTCACTCTTCCTGCCCAGACACCCCGTCAGCGCTAGGATCAGTATCAGCCCTAAGCTCGTCGAGTAAAAGTATGACGGCATTGTTTATTTTCCCCTCTAATACATATGGTTCGTCGATTGCCATTCTTAAAATATTGATTTGTGCAAACTTAGAACGTAATGTGTCGCTATACTTCTCTGCAGCTTGTAAGCTGATAGTTAACTGCTGATTTAGTTCTGCAGTTTTATTCTGAGTTTCTAGCATTTCTTTGATTGTTGCATCCTTAGCGTCATTAGCGACTACTAGTTTTGCGTTGTTCTCACGGAGTATACCGAGTCTTTCTTGAGTGTCGATATAGTACATATATCCACCATATCCCACTCCACCGATAATACCCATTATGAGTAAAAATATGTAAACTTTAAGCATTGTAAATGTACTCTCTTCTTTCTGGTAATATTATGTTTCTTGATAGT